GACTGCCTGCCACTCTTCGCGGTTGGAGAGAAACGTGATTTTTTTCGCGCTATGACGACGCGCAAGTTCTTGCAATTCGGGCCATACGAGATGCATCAATGTCCGAGTAGAAGCGTTGTAGGCGCACATGACATGCAGCTTCTTGCCGTGAAACATTGGCTGTAACTGAAGGATCAGAAAGCCGAGGTATTCCCCACTTTCGTCTTCGCCAATAAAAAGGGCGGCAGCGCCGTCCATCAACATTCCGTATACGTCTTCAGGCAACCAATCATCTGAAGTCGTTTCTTGCACAACGAGCAGCCCCACCCTGACCCGCTGCCACTCAAAGTGCAGGTCTTGCGGTGCAATTGGCTTGAGCATCAGTTACCAGTAAGGAATCGAGATTCAACCCAGGTTCCAGGCTCGCCAGCAACAGTGCAGGTCCAGCCGTGAACGATGTACTTACTGCCCGCCGTGCCAAGTTCAGACGGTGTGGAGTTGCGCACAAAGTCACCTACTGCATACTTGCCAACAGCCGGCGCGCTTACCCGTGCTGCGTGGAATGACGCAATGGAGCCTTCGGTTACGCCATTCACCTGCTGCGCCAGGTCGCGCCACACATCGGTCAAGCGGCGCACCAGCAATGAAAGATCAACTGGAAAGCGCGGGTCTGTTTGCTGCCTCATTCCTCGCCGTCCTCTGCGAGATCGAGCTGCGCGCCAACGATCTCGAAATCGCCGGTTGTTTCCAACTTGAGACGGTGAAAGCGCGCCGTAGCAAGTACGTCGAACTTGTTGTTATTGCGTGCAATCGTGCTGCCAGTGACGAACGGATCGCCCTGCACCATTCGCGTGTAATTGGTAAGTAATGCCGTCGTCGGCAGACTGATGAAGCGCGGCTTAACGGAGGTCAGCGTGGATACAATGGTGTCGTCTCCAATATCGCCCGTGGTCAGGGTTGCGCTTGCACATGGCCCCGCCAGCGTGGCAACCTTGTTATCTGCGCCGAATACAGCAAGCGTCGATTGGTCGCTGTCGAATAATGGCGAGTCAAACGCCACATCGATCATGTTTTCGTAGTCTGTTGCCGGACCAGGAGGCCAGTTGTCCCACGTCGTTTCTGCGGTGTAGTAGTCAATTGCCGCTTGAATATCTACGCTTGCATGACCCCAACGATTCGATTTCAGGTTGTAGACGATTGCTTCAGATATGGCCCCTTCGCTGCCATTCGGCGCATAGAACCACCACACCAGTGCTTTGAACTTGTCGTAGTACGCCTTGATTTGATAGCGATAAGACGAATCTGAGTTATTGAAGAACCACTCGCGGATCGGCGCGCCAATTGATGTTGGCCGCGAGCCGTCGTACATCCAGAAGTCGTCGCGGCTGATGAACAACTGTGCATTGCCTGTATCAACAACCGATTCTTGCGAAACTGCGCCAATATCAGATGAAATCAGTTGAAAGGCCCATATCACCGGAGGCCCAACATAACGGCCCAAATACATGGAACGCTCTTTATAAACAACGATGTCCTGGCCAAACCGCTTTGCAGCGCGAATCTCGCCCGGCGTATCCAGCAGATAGCCGAATGCCGCCTGATTGCTTGGGTCGGGCGTCCAGGTCGAATAGTCATAGAGATTGCTGCACCACCACGAATCAGAACGATCGCCGCCGACCGTCGCATCATCAATGGCGAAGGCCATGACGAAGCCTGATGCTGTCTCGATAATTCTTGCCTTCGGCGCCTCGACGATGTCATCAAATGCGCCGGAGGTTGATACTTGAATCTTGTCCGTCTGATTCGTTGCCAACGAGGCATTGCCAAACTGGGCGAAGCGCCATTTGTTCTCAGCGCCTGCGGTGTAGTCGCCCACGCGAGATACATCTGTCCAAGCCGTGCCAGACAGCTCGTACAGCTTGTCGGATGTACCGGCAAAAAAGCGGCGTGTCGCATCCAGACGTGTAACGTAAGCAGCCCCGCGACATTCATCTGCCAGCGCGTCAATACCAGCATCAATAGGTGTTGGCGCGCCAGCCATGCCCTTCAAAGTCGGGACCAACTGCGAACAGTTAGTAATGACTCCCGGCGTCGTAGGGTCGAGGTCTGGCGCGAAGCCGATCAGGGGCGTCATGGTTGTACGTCACTCCTGACGCGCATCACCGCTGCCGGACCCCAATCCTTGCCGTTCACGCCGTCAATTGCGTTGCGATAAAGCGCTTGCCATGTCGCCAAACGCGCATCGTTCTTAAGATATGGCGCTGCCGCTTTCAACGTGCCGTACAGGTAAATGGCCGGAAACTTCGTCATCAGCCAGTTTGTGCCGGTAGTAGCCAAAGTCGGAACCTGTGCCTGATAAGTCAGTGGCACGGTATAAATCGCATCCGGCAGCGGATAGAAATAGAGATTGGTGCCGATGATGGTATAAATCTGTGGCTCACCGGAACGACCGTCTGCGCTCTCGAACTGATATTGCTTTGGCGTGACATAATCCACGTCTACCTTGCGACCATCACCATTCAGAAATATGCTGCGCAACTTGATGAAATCAGCCGGCAGAGCGACGGTTTCCGTTCCGCCGGCAGTGACCAAATTCGCTACCATGTCTTGCTGCGTCGAGTCTAGATCGACATAAATATCGTGTTCTGCGAGCGTAATCAGATCGGGAATAATTGCAGCCAGATCGGTGCGATGAAGAAAGCTCGCAACTGATGCCTGCAGCTCGGTGTAGTTGGTAAGCGCCATTACACGCGGCCCTTCCAAATACGGAAATCAGCGTTGGCCGGATCGTTCAGAATCGTCCGCATATGCACTTTGTTTTGCATGCATTCCGCGAACGTGATGTTCAGGCGATTGCAATACGCTTCGATCATCACAAAGGGGATTTTTGCGGCGTGTTTGAAGTCGCTGGAGCCATGTTCACCGGCCTTGTGCAAGGCTTTGGCGTGTTCGGCAATGGCCGTGCAGTCCTGGAAGCGCTCAACGGTCAGATCGCCATCGCGCATATGGAACTTTGTGCCAATATCCAGCGCATCCATTTAGCAGTTCTCCAGAGGAACAACGCTGCACTTGCCGGCAGCGGAATCTTGAATCGCTGCGATCTTGGTCACGCCTTGGGGGATATGCAGAATGACTGCATCGCCAGGCTGAACCAGCATGTCGTTTGCTGTTGCAGTAGCTGCGCTTGTGCCAATCTTGACGTAGCAAGCAGCAGTAGCCGCCACGCGCACGAAACGAGGCACTTTGCCAGCCGAATCGTTCGGAATCGTTGCGCTTGCTGACGTGCCGCTGGTTGTAATCGTTGTCCCTACTGCGGCAACGGTAATGAAATCATCCATTCGAGGCTCCAATAAAAAACCCCGCCGAAGCGGGGTTCCTTGGGTTGCTTACGTATTAACGAGGCGTCATGGCAACGGTCACTGTGCCGACCGCTGCAGTCATCGTGCCGGTGAAGTCAATCGCCAGCGCATCGCCTGCAGCCAAGGCAACTGCCGTGGATGTCAGGGTCAGCGCCTGATTGGTCGCAGCAGTGCCTTTCAGGTTGATGGAACCTGTATGCAGCGCTGTGCCGGAGGTGATTGCCGTACCGGATGGCACTTTGCGGATGACAGCCGTAACTGCGCCGGCATCCGAGCCAACCGTGTCAACCCGTGCGTTGATGGCTTGCACCACCATTGCACGAGGAGCTACGAAGAAGCACTTATCCACCGTTGCGGCGAGCCATTCCGTCTCCGCGATGATGAACGGCGCATTGCCGGCATCCTTGCCTTCTAGGCCCATCGAGCCGTCAGGCAATTGCTTGAGGTTAATCGTCATGATTTACCCCTTAAGCGATGTCGTAGACTGCGCCGTGTGCTTTCGGTGCGCGGCATTCCAGCGTGTATTCGACAATCAGCTCGCGCTTCTCGGCATCGCCGGTTTTTGCCAGCTCAGTGGTTTGGAACGGACGCAGATACGCCACGGCCAGCTTGTCCGATTGCAGGATGAACACGTCGCTGGTGTCCATGAAGCGGTTTGGAACAGCCTTGATTTCACCGAAGTCCGACACGTACACGTCTACCGATGCGTACAGCTTGGCGTCTTCCGACTTGTCGAAGCGCGTTGCATTGCCTGCGAAGGTCGAGAAGGTCTGCTTTGCAGCAGGCGGCATCATGATGGTGTCTGGCTCACCACCAGCGGTGTATTGCTGCTGGATCACGTCTTTCAGTTGAGCTTCAGTGAAAGCGCGCGCGGTGCCTTTGGTGCGACCGGTGTTGCCGGTGTACGAAGCCAGCGTGGTATCGGACGCCTTATTGACGTTATCCACCACCCAGCCGACCAAGCCACGCGATTTACGCGGCGAGGTTGCGTTCACGTCGTTCTGTGTCAAACCGAATTCCATGTCACGCTTCAGCTCCAGCGAAGCCAGCGACAACTGGTAAGCCAGTTCGTCTTTGCGGCCAGCAGGATTCATCGCTTGCTGCGTGCCGGAGACGATGACCGTCTTCGTGGAAATCTGCGTGTAGTTGTACAGGCGGACAGTAGGGGTTACCGACTTGGCAGTTGCGTCATCGCCTTCAGCCTGCGCATTCGCAGCAGCCGACGCGAGGTCTTGGGTCTGCCATTCGTGCTTTGTGGAAGTCGCCTTGGCCTTTGATGCCATGTTCAGCAGCGGGGTTGCGGTAGGGGAGATGCGATAGATCACATCGGTCAGGTCTTCGCGGTTACCAATCGCGCTTGCAGTGGTGTAAGTATTGCTTGGTGCGGACATGTTTAGCTCCAGCGCCTCACGGCGTTAAGATTTAGAGGATGTCTCGGAATGCGGCTGCTGCGTCTTCCACGCGGCCAGATTTAGCCAGTCGCTGAAAGCTCTGCGAGCGCTTATCCACATTTCCGGACTGTGTTACCCCTGGTCGTTCGACCTTCGGTGGCAACGTCTGTACTTTTTTGCTTGCGGCTTTCGCTTTCTCTATCAGCCTGTCGTATTGCATGGCCTTGCGAGCCATCAGGACATGCCGGTGATCTGCGATGGAGTTGATCTCTTCATCGCTGAAAGCGTTGGTCCGCAGGAAGGATTTCAACTCTTCCCGTTCGGCTTTCATCTTTCCTTCGTCTTTCCATTCCGGGAGCTTGGCGAGCAATTCTTCTCGCTGCCCTTCAAGGAATCTCTTGACGTTGGATTGCTGTTCGGCCTGCTGCTGTTGCCATACGCGCTGTTGTTCCTGTTGCGTCTGATACAGTGCGGTTTGCCTGCGTTCAAACAGGTCCTTCTGCTTCAGGTATTCAACGGGGTCAGTTTCAAGCAACTGCTGCCAGTCAATTTGTGATTGCTCCTGCAATACGGAACCGAGTTGCTGCTGAACATTCTGCAGGTTCTGTGCGTATTGCTGTCGCTCTTGGCGCGCTGCGTTGGCTTCTGTTTCGGCCGCTTTTCTGGCCTCTGCAGCTTCCATCGTCTTGCGCGTGTAATCCGCTTGGCGCTGATAGCCGCTTAAGAGTTCGTCTCGCGTGACCTCCACGTCCTTGCCGTCAATCTTGACGGTGAACTTTTGAGGTTGCTCGCCCTCTTCTTCGCTTTCAGGTGCGGATTCTTCTGCTTGCAGGGCCTCAATCGCCGCTGCGTCAGGATCTTCTTGCGATGACTCCTGTTCCTTGATCGGCTCATCGCCGCCAAAGATGGTTGCAAACTCTGCTGCTGCCTGATTGGTATCAAGCGCGGATTCCGATGACGGATTGTCCATTTGCGAAACTCCTGGTCTTCAGGGGTGCCGAGGCTTACCCCTGCCTGCGCCTCACGGCGTTAGGTATGTGGACAACTTTCAGACTTCTATCTGCGGGTTGTCCTTCCGCAAATTCATCGAACCAGCGTCGATACGCCGGTCAATAGAAACTGTCGCAGTGCTAGTTCTCGTTTCCGCCTAACAGAAACGCCTTGGCTCGCTCCGACATCGTTTTCTTGTGTTCCAGATCCAGCTTTGCCAGCGCTCCCGTTTCCATCGTCGTGGTCAGATGCGCTTTCACCTTGCGCAGCATCGCCAGGTACTGGTGTATCCGTTCGCGGCCTTCCGCGTCTCTTGCCGGGGATTCTGTCCATGCTTGAAATAGCTCCTTTTCGATGTCGTCAAAGACTTGCTGGAATACTTCGTTGTCCAGCACATCCTTTGCTCGCGCACCTTCGTAGATACGTTGCTCAATGGTCGCCATATTCTCCCAATCAGCTCTCCACTGCGTTGTCTGCGGCGGCGTCTTGCTCCGGCGTTGCAGTGGTCTTCGCCGTGATCTGCGCCACCA